GAAGTTCAATTCAGTATTGGTGCCAAGAAGTACAAAGTTATTCGTGGTATCAAACCCAACAAATTTGAAATTTGGGTTGATAGTGTTTTAATGAACCAAGATGCTGCTGCCAAAGACTACCAAAAAGTTCTTGAGCAACAGATTTTAAAGTTGAACTACAAAACCTTCACACAGGTTGTTATCTTGGGTTCAGCTTCATTTGTTCCATTCATGCAGTTGTCTCCAAGTCAACGCCGAGAAGTTATTGAAGACATTCTTGATATTCGTATCTTCTCGACTATGAATCAGTTGTTGAAAGAAAAAGCCAATGAAACACGTGACACTATCAAGAGGATTGAAGGGGAGATTGCAACTGCGAAGACTAAGGTTGATGGACAATCGTTACTCATTAAAACTCTTACAAACGCCAAGTCAGAAGCTATTGGATCTCTACTATCTAAGATCGAAGCTAATAACTCAGAAATACAGCGAAGCGAAACAGCGGTGGCTGAGACACTTGCTGAGATTACCTCACTCCAACTACAAACTGCTAACAAGAGTAAGGTTGATAGTGACATTGAAAAGGCAAAGGGGTTTAAAAATAAACTACTTTCCATCGTCGAGCAACACAAACATCATGCCGAATTCTTTGATGAGAACAGCGTATGCCCGTCCTGCTCACAAGGCATTCCGCACGATCATAAAGAAACCATTGTTCAAGAACTAAACGCCAAGATTGAATTTGAGAACAAGAGATTGTCTGATTTAGAAGATATCTTTACCAAGTTGAATAACGACTTGTCAGACATGAACACTGTTCTAAAAGAGATCACTGATTTAAATATCAAACTTTCAACGCTGAACGCCAACATCTCTATGTTGAACAAATTGAACAAGACTCTTCAAGCTGAAGTCGAAGAATCGACTATGGACACAGCCAATGTTGATGAAGAAAAGCGTAAGCTGAAAGAATTGGCAAGTGCTGCCATGGAATTGATCAAGCAGAAAACTACTCTACAAGAACACCGTAACCTTGAAGAAGTAGCAAACTTGTTGTTAAAAGACACTGGTATCAAAACTGCTATCATTCGTGAATACTTGCCAGTTATGAACAAGTTGATTAACAAGTATCTGAATGCCATGGATGCTTACATCCACTTTGAGCTTGATGAGAACTTTAATGAGATTGTCAAGTCTCGTCACCGCGATGAGTTTACATATGCAAGTTTCTCTGAAGGTGAAAAGATGCGTATCGACTTATCAATCTTGTTTACATGGCGACAGATCGCCAAGATGAAAAACTCAGTGAACACAAACTTGTTGCTATTAGACGAGATTTTTGATTCAAGTTTGGACACAGCTGGTACTGATTACTTCTTGAATCTAATGAATACTCTTGGAGAACACTCGAATGTCTTTGTTATCTCTCACAAAGGCGACCAGTTGTTCGATAAGTTTAGAAGTGTGATCAAGTTTGAAAAACGAAACGACTTTTCAGTTATTGCAACTAACTAACCGCAAACCCTGTCTCTGACAGGGTTTTTTATTGGTGTTGTCTTTTATACGGTTTTGGTGTATAATTCTATCTGGAGATACATTATGCACACTGCAACATCAGACCTATCCGCTAAACTTCTTGCAACAGAAAACCTAACTGTTGTTCGCGCCACAACACGTACTGCATCTTTTGATATCAGATCACGTGTGTTAACTTTGCCACTTTGGAAAGACATGACGCCAGAGATTGAAGACATGTTGATCGCTCACGAAGTTGGTCACGCTCTTTACACAGGCGAAAAGTACATCGAACCCATCGAAAAGAATCCTCGCATTATGACATACCTTAATGTGCTGGAGGACGTGCGCATTGAAAAACTAATCAAACGTAAGTATCCAGGTCTGCGTAAACGCATGAGTGCTGGTTACAAACAACTTAACGATCGTGACTTTTTTAAGGTTAAACAAGTCCAATCATTTGACAAACTTTTGTTGATTGACAAAATCAACATGTACTACAAAGCTGGTTTTGATTGTGGTGTTAAGTTCAATTCTATTGAGCGTGAGTTCGTAGATCGTGCTGAACGATGTGAGACTGTTGAAGAAGTCATTGAACTGGCTCATGAAATTTATGAGTTTTCAAAAGATCAGATCAAGCAACAAAAAGAACAGCGCCAGCAAAACTCTTCTAAGTCATCTATTCCTGAAGATCAAGAAGAAGAAGATGACCAAGATGATCCAAGCCAGACATTTGGTTATTCAGAAGATCAAGAAGAAGATGATCAAGAAGATGAAGCCCCTGCTTCTAATGATTCGGATGACTCTGACACAGAGCAAGACTCTGACGATCAGCAACAACCAAATGGTAAACCAAGCGGTGAACAAGAAGAGACTGAAACCCCTGCTGAAGCAAACCAAGATACATCTGAAGATGAACTTGAGTCTCTAACAGACAAGGCATTTAGTCAGCAACTGGAAAGTTTGGCTGATGACAGCACTCATTATTTCTACTGGAAATACGATACACATTACCAAGAAGATCCTGTTATCTCTTACAAGACTATATTGAACGAGATTAAAAAGACTTGGACTATTGACGATATGCCATACCGTAATAGTTGGTATCAACAGATGGTCACACGTCAAAAGGAAATTGATGCAGACTTTGAGAAATTCAAAAGTGAATCTGTGCGCACTGTGAATTACCTTGTCAAAGAATTTGATATGCGTAAGTCTGCTCAGATGTACAAGCGTGCACAAACTTCTAAAGTTGGTTCGTTGGACATGCGTAAAATCTGGTCGTATAAACTAAATGATGACTTGTTCAAACGTGTGACTGTGTTGCCCACTGGTAAAAATCATGGTATGATTTTCTTGTTGGACTGGTCTGGTTCCATGTCTAATGTTATCACAGAAACACTACAACAAGTTATTAACTTGGCTATGTTCTGTTCAAAGGTTCAGATTCCATACCGAGTTTTGGCTTTCACATCTCAATATCACTTGAAGACAATAGATCGTTATGGATATAAATCTCCATCTCCATCTGTTAGCAAGGACAGAGATACTCTAAAGACCAATGATAACTTTAGGTTGCTGGAATTGTTCTCTGATAAAATGACATCCAGTGAATTTAACACTATGGCTAAACGCACACTTGATCCAAAATTCTTTTTGAATGAAGGTTATGACCTTGGCGCAACTCCATTGAATCAGGCTCTTGTTTGGGTTTACAACAACCTTGGCACTTACATCAAGAACAACAATATTGAAAAGATGACTTTCATCACACTGACCGATGGTGAAGGTGGTTCTATTGGTCCATATGTTGGTTCTCGTGCAGGTTTACACTCTTACTCGAATGAGTATATCAATGGTCAGTATAAGAGAATAACACAAAAGCATTTTATCCGTGATGAACAAACACAAAAGACTTATGAGTTTAGTTCAGATTCTTCCAAGCAAACCGAAGTCATCCTTCGTATGATTAAAGATCGTTACGGTGTTACAGTTGTTGGTTTTTATATTTCCAAGAACTCACTGCGAGACCTTAGAAGTGTTATTCGTTGTAACATTCCAGACTTCAGGGGCGACTACGAAGCGTTGATTGAAGACTGGAGAAAAGATTTTAAGAATGATGGTTTTGCTTCTATTAGTGGCACTGGCAGAGATGACTTGTTCTTGATTCCACAATCTTCAACTAAGATTGATGACGGTGAACTTGAAGCCACTTCAAATATGAGTGCTTCTGCTATCTCTAGAAAGTTTAGTAATTATCTAAATGTCAAGAAAACAAGTCGTGTCTTGTTGAACCGATTCATTGGATATGTTGCTTGACTTGCAACAATAACTACAGTATAATTATGTTAGTGAATGGAGTGATTTATTATGGCTAAAATTGATTCTGAGTTTCGTAGTTCTTTTGAGAACCGAATGTATGAGATGTTCCCTGCAGTTTCTGTAGATGGTGTTGTTACCAGACAGCAACTGTTGGAAGTTATGAGTGATCTTGGCACTAGCAAGTATCCTGTTTGGCTCATGACTGAAAAAGTTGGTCGTGGCTCATATTCTGTTGCCAAGAAACAAGCTGCTCAAACCCCAACGAAAGAAGTTGTTCAAGAATCCAATTCTTTGATTCCTGTTAAAGATCCTAACTTTGTACCATTTGGTAACTACTCAGATATTGAGTCTATTATCAAAGAAGGTATCTTCTACCCAACTTATATCTCTGGTCCAACTGGTAATGGTAAGTCAACAATGGTTGAACAAATCTGTGCCAAGCATAAAAAGCCATTGATTCGTGTTAACCTTAACATGATGACTGACGAAGAACAACTTATTGGTTCCAAGACTCTTCAAGAAGGTAATGTTGAAATTGTCGAAGGTCCAGTGTTAATCGCCATGCGCACAGGTTGTACTCTGCTGTTGGATGAAATTGATGCTGGCGCTGCTAACACCCTGTTGTGCTTGCAGCCTATTCTTGAAGGCAAGCCATACTACTTCAAACTTAAAAATGAGATGATTGTTCCTGCTCAGGGATTTAACATTATCGCCACTGCCAACACAAAAGGTAAAGGCAGTGATGATGGTCGTTACATTGGTACTAACATTCTGAACGAAGCGTTCCTTGAGCGTTTTGCTGTTACCTTTGATCAAGACTATCCCAACGCAAAGATTGAAGTTAAGATTATTAAAAATCTGATGGATACATACTCTTGTGTTGATGAAGAATTTGCTGAAACTCTAGTCAAGTGGGCTGAAGCTATTCGTAGAACTTTTGCTGATGGTGGTTGCGATGAGACTATTACAACTCGTCGTATGATTCACATTGTTCGAGCCTTTGCAATCTTTAAGAATCGCGAAAAAGCCGTACAGCTGTGCTGCAATCGTTTTGATGCTTCGACTAGGACTGCATTTATCGACTTGTACGACAAAGTGGCTTCTCCTGAACCAGAGCCTGTCAAGCCCCAAAAAGTAGTTCCCCAGCCTTATGAAGAGGAAATCCCCTTCTAAAGTAACACTTTAGGTTTACTTTTAATAACCCCACGGGCTGTAGGGTTATTACAAAAAAGACTTGCCTTTTATTGTTAGTTCCTGTATAATAACATCTGTTACTTCGGTAATGTTTTGTAATCTTGAAAGGATATATTATGTTGAAATTTGCAAACCTGACTCTTTCCCAGAAACGCTTTGTTGTGGCTGTTCTTGCAGAAAAACCACAATACAAGAAAGACCCACAAATTACACTCAAAGAGTGTGCTTCCATCTATTACATCTTGCGCGAACAACGCAATGGTGTTAAGGGTGAGAAGATTGGTTACCCCAACTGGTTGTTCAACAAGAACAAAGTTGAGCGTGGTGTGTACCAACTGCCAGTTCCCACTGCAGAGGAAATGAAGGCATTCAATCTTGAACTTGATGCCAAGCAGAATCCTGTTAAGGCTGCTAAAGCTAAAGTTGCCAAAGTCGCTAAGACTACTGTGGCTAAGACCAAGACTAAAGCTGTCGCACCCAAGGCTGCGAAGAAAGTAGAAAAAGATTCTACTATGGACACTTCACGCCTACAAAGTGTCATCGCTGAATCTGATGCGTACGATGACGACACAGAGGACTTCAATCAGATCCTCCGCGAAAACGGCATCGAAATTTAATTACAGGGCGTAAGGGATACACCATCTCTCTTACGTCCTCTTTTTGTTGATGGTATGGAGATATTATGTCTAAACAAGCAAAGCTATTGAATCATCTTAAAAATGGTGCTACAGTCACTGCTCGCCAGATCGCTGGCTCTTTTGGTTTGAAGAACCCACATGATGCAATTCATCAATTGCGCATGCAAGGTCATTGCATCTATAGCAACAAAGCTACTCTGTCCGATGGCACAGAAACAACTAAGTACCGTATCGGTAAACCAAGCAAGCGTATGATTGCAATCGCAAATCATGTTGCTGGTGCTACCATTTTCACTCGCGGCTAATTGCTTATGGGCATTCTATGAGTGCCCATAGTTGATACACTGGAGATAGTATGGTTACTAAAAAGCAAAAAGAAGCTACACCCGATGGTCGTAAGTTTGATGGTGATAAACTTCGCTATGATCTGATTCCACCTCTTGCACAAGCAGAGATGGTCAAAGTTTTGACCTTTGGTGCTCAAAAATATGCGCCTGATAATTGGCAGTTGGTTCCTGATTCCAAACGACGTTACTTTGCTGCGCTTGAGCGTCATGTGTGGGCTTGGAAAATGGGAGAAACGCTAGACCCAGAGTCTGGTATCCACCACTTGGCTCATGCTATGTGTTGCTTGGCTTTCTTGTATGAGCATGATGTAAAGTATTCAAAGGATGTATAATGTTGAACGTGTTTAGCGAACTACGTGAAGCCCGAGAGACTATTAAGTCTTTGAAATTAGAAAATGACAATCTACGCGAGGCTGATCTTGCTTCATGTAACTTTGTTATCAATTGGGATAACTTAGATGTCTTTTCGATCGAAAGAAATATAGATGAAGGTATTCCTTATACCCTTGTTGGTTATTTCTTATTGGATAAAGATAATGTAAAAGTTCCTTGTGAGTGGATTCTTTATTGTTCGGTTGAACAACATAATAAACTCTCTCAAGAATTCTTAGAAAGAATTAAAAAATGATTCGTGCTATTATGGTATTCCTTGCAGTGTGGGGTGTGGTGTTCTTTGGTCTTAGTTACTTCTGGCACATTTCTCCTGCTGCAAAATTTGATCTGATCAAAGCAGTATTCTACAGTTTCATGACTGCGTTTATTGCTCTGGCTTGTTTGACTGCAATTGTCCTAACTTTCTAAGGTGAATTATGATTAATGATGTCTGGCTCCGCCCATTGTATTTTGTTCTTGGTTTTGTTGTGTGTTTCTTTCTAATGGTAAAAGGATTTATTTAATATGAAACGTCTTGTCTCTATGGCTATTTTGGCTGGCGCTGTCTTGCTGACTGGTTGCACCCGTATTGAAACTGGTGAAGTTGGTTTGCGAGTTGGTTTTGATAAGCAAGTTAAGAATGAGGAATTGCTTCCAGGTTCTTTCAATCAAGTCTTGGTTGGTGATGTTCTGACATTCCCCGTCAAAGATGTTAACGTGAAATTGGACGACATGACTCCAATTGCCAAAGATAACAGCACAATGAAAGACTTTGATGCCATCGTTATCTACAGCTTGAACCAGTCTCAAGTTGCTGAACTTTATAATACCAAGTCAAAGGCATTCCACGTTAAACACGATGGCGATACTTACTTGATGTTTAACTATATCCACAATGCTGCACGTAATGCTATCTACAAAGAAGCGCGTAAATACGAAGCGTTGGAAATGGCTGATGCTCGTCAAGCAATGGAATTGTCTATCAAAGAACAAATTCAAAAGACATTGACTGACGAAAAGTTGGATGGTAGCATTACTATCACTCAGGTTCTTGTGCGTAACGTAGTGCCTGCTGACAGCGTTGTTGAATCTGCCAACGCGCTGGTTCGTTCAAAGAATGAATTCAAGCAAAAAGAAGTTGAAGTAAAGACTGCTGAAGCTGAGGCTCGTCGTATGCAAGCATTGGCTAATCAAGGTGCTCAGTCAATTGCTTATATGCAAGCAAAGGCTCAAGCTGATATCGCCGAAGGTATTAAGAACGGTAAAGTAAACACTGTTGTTATTCCATTCGACTTCCGTGGTCAAGTTGTTGTAGGTAAATAATGGACGACATCCTAGTAATTGCTGTGGCGATTGCTGGGGTGGCTTTAGCCATTCTGGCGATTCGTGCTCAACTCCGAATCAATCAACGACGTAAAAAGTTTAAAGAAGAACAAGCTGAGCAAGAGCGTCTTCGAGAAATCGAAATTGCTCGTCAGTCTCGTAAAAACTTTCAAGCTAAAATGAAGGCTGCAGCTGCAGTTAATACTCGCGCTGTTCCACCTCGTGGAAAAGAAACAACTGTTTCTTATGCTCCATCACCAACACAATCTGTTAAATCTCACGATGATGGTTTTATGGATGGTATGATGACTGCAGCTGTTATCAATACCTTGATGCATTCTAATACTGATAGTATTTCTGGTGTTGTTACTAAAAATGAAGACACTGGATCTGTTAGTGTCAAAACAAACGAATCATCATATGGCTGGGGCGATTCTGATACATCTAGCCCAAAATCATCTTGGAGTTCAAGTTCTGATTCATCGAGTTCTTACTCATCAAGTTCTGACTCTGGTCCAAGTTCTGATTGGTAAATAATTTGCCTTGAAAGAAACTCAGAGTTATACTTCTATACAATTTAAAAGGGAAAATTAAAAATGAAAACAATCGGTGATAAACTAACATCGTTCGCAGTAACAGGTGTTAAGCCTGGACAACCAGCTGATCCATACTTCACAATTACAGACAAGTCTTTTGAAGGTAAGTGGAAAGTCATCGTGTTCTATCCTAAAGACTTCACCTTTGTTTGTCCAACTGAAATCGTAGCATACGATAAGTTGACACGCGACTTCAATGATCGCGACGCAGTATTGCTAACTGGCTCTACTGATAACGAGTTCTGTAAGTCAGCATGGCAAAATGCACACCCTGACTTGAAGAAAATCATCCACACACAGTTTGCTGATACACAGCGTGGTGAGTTGAGTCTTGTTGAACAACTAGGTGTATTCTATGCACCTGCAGGTGCAGCACTACGCGCAACTTTCATTGTTGACCCAGAGAACGTTATCCAACACGTTACTGTGAACAACTTGGACGTTGGTCGTAGCCCAGAAGAAACTCTGCGTATTCTTGACGCATTGCAAACTGGTGAGTTGTGTGCATGTAACCGTACTATCGGCGGGGAGACACTGTAATGGCATTCAACGATTCTGTTAAAGAAGCGTTGCCAGAATACGCAAAGGACACCAAGTTAAACTTGGACGCTGTCCTTTTGCGTAGCACATTGGATGCTGATGTTGCTATGGGTTGTGCCGTAGCAGCATTAGCTGCAACTGGTAACGGTAAATTATTGTCTGTGTTGTTGGCTGATAGTCCAGTTTATGCAGACTCCGCTATGACCGCCGCAAGTATTATGGCTCAGAACAACGTATGGTATCCGTATGTTGAGATGGCTGATGATCCGTCATTGTCTGGCTTACCTGCTCAACTGCGCATGAACGCTATTGCCTCTCATGGTGGCACTACAAAGTCTAACTTCGAAGCATTCTCTCTGGCTGCAAGTATCGTTGGTAAGTGTCACTTTTGCGTTAAGGCTCACTACGAGACTTTGAAGCAAGAAGGTTACACTGTTGAACAACTCCGTGATATTGGTCGAATTGCTGCAGTTATCAATTCTTGCGCCAAAGTATTGAATAGTTGAGCAAAAATAAATTTGGCTCGAAGAGCCTTTTGATGTATAATTTTATATATAGTAATATATTTTAGGAGAAATAATGAAACTATCAAAAGAAACCCTTGCCCTGTTTAAGAACTTTGCAGGCATCAATGGAAACCTTCTGTTGAAGCAAGGTAATAAACTGGCAACAATCTCTGCTCAAAAGAACGTGATGGCAGACGCTGTTGTTTCTGAGACATTCCCAGACTTTGGTATCTACGATCTGAACGAATTCCTTGGTGCCATGTCATTGTTCGAAGATCCTGAATTGGACTTTGATGCAAAGTATGTCACTATCAAGCAAGGTAACATGAGCATCAAATACTTTGCAGCTGATGCAACTGTCTTGACTGCTCCGCAAAAGTCTATCACATTCCCGAATGCTGACATCGAGTTCACAATGACTGCTGCCATGTTGAACATGATTCACAAGACTGCTTCAGTTCTTCGTGCATCCGACGTTTCTATTGTTGGTGACGGTACTACTATTACTGCTGTAGTTGGCGATAAAAAGAATGCAACTGGTAACTCTTTCAGCGAGCCAGTTGGATCCACAGACAAGTCTTTCAAAGTCAATTTGAAAGTTGAAAACCTTAAGATGCTTCCAGGCGAATATACTGTTAGTATTTCCAGCAAGAAAATCTCTCGTTTCAAGTCTGCTGGTGATCTAGTGTATTACGTTGCTGTTGAATCTGATTCTACATTCGACTTCTGATGAAAAGTATAACCATCCTTGGTGCTGGTACTGCAGGATTGGTGACTGCCATCATCCTGCAGAGAACTAATCCTGCATATAAAATTCAGGTTCTAGAGTCTGATGCTGTTGGTATTATTGGTGTCGGTGAAGGTTCTACAGAACACTGGAAAACATTCGTTGAATACTGCGACATTAACATTCATCGATTGGTTAGAAATACTGACGCTGCCCTTAAAAAAGGTATTAAGTTTGAGAATTGGAATGGTGATGGCAAGAGTTATTTTCACTCTTTAGCTGAACCTTTCTTCTCAGAATATAGTGGCGAGTATGCACACTCTCTTCCATTCGTTAGATCTTTAATCGCATCTAATATCAAGACTGAAGATGTTATTGTTGATACAAATCTTATTCACTATGGCAGCGGATTAAAGTCAGTTAATCAATATCACTTCAACACAAACAAGCTCAATACGTTTTTACATGATGTTTGTTCAGAGCGTGGAATCACATTTAAAAAGACTACTGTTGTTGATGTGTCTTTAAAAGAAAACGGTGATGTTGATTATCTACTCGATGAGAATGGTGAAAAGCATCATGCTGATTTGTTTATTGACAGCAGTGGATTTAAGAGAGTTATCTCCAGTAAACTTGGAGCTAAGTTTGTTTCATATAAGAAATATCTTCCAATGAACCATGCTTTGGCTTTTCCAACTAGCGATGTTAGTGATCTAAAGCCATATACATTATCAAGAGCATTGTCTTCTGGTTGGAATTGGAGAATTTCAACGCAAGGTAGATACGGTAACGGATATGTGTTCTGTGATGAGTTTATTGATTCTGATGGGGCTTATAAAGAAATCCAATCAGTGTACGATGAAGAAGTTGTTATCGCCAAAGACATTAAATTTGAAGCTGGTCGCGTTGATCGCAGCTGGATCAATAATTGTGTTTCTGTTGGTTTATCTTCTTCATTTGTAGAACCACTAGAGGCTTCTAGTATTGGCAATTCGATTTTGCAAGCATTTGGTATTGCAAGGTCTCTCAACAGATGGAAATACGACAGGTCTGTTGCAGAAGAGTACAACAAGAAGTTTGAATCTTGTTTTGACAATATTGTTGATTTTGTTCAATTGCATTATATGACAAAACGTAATGACACTGCATTCTGGCGTGCATTACCAACGATGATGACCAAGACTGATTTTGTAGAACAACACTTGGAGACATTCAAGAAATCTCTACCAACGCAGCATACATTCTCTGATGAATATCATATGTTCAATGCACCAAATTGGGCTCAAGTCATGAATGGTCTTGAGATGTTTGACCGCGAAGCAATCAAAAAAGACTTGATTGATTCATATGGTTCAGGTATAATTGATGAACAGATTCGAAAGTACCAAGAATACCTAAGCAATGTTGAGACTGGTATTTACATCGAACACAAAGTGTTGTTGGAACAAAACAACTATTACGTGAAATTTAATAAATGATGGAGTTTTTATAATGATTGATAGCCGTGAAGAACAATTTCTGTGGGTTGAAAAGTATCGCCCACAGAAAATTGATGATTGTGTTCTACCAGAGTCTCTGAAAAAGACATTCAGGGAATATATTGCTCAGGGTGAACTTCCACACTTTTTGTTTTCTGGAACAGCTGGTGTTGGTAAGACAACTGTGGCTAAAGCCTTGTGTAATGAAATTGGTGCAGAGTATCTGATGATCAACGGTTCTGATGAGGGTCGTAAGATTGATACTCTTAGAACTACAATCACGGCATTTGCTTCGACTGTTTCTTTGACTGATGCCAAGAAGGTTGTTATTATTGACGAAGCTGATTATATGACATCAGATTCTGTTCAACCTGCACTGCGTTCTTTCATGGAAGAATTCTCTGCTAACTGTCGCTTTATCTTTACATGTAACTTCAAGAATAAAATCATTGAGCCACTGCGCTCACGTTGCGCCAACGTAGATTTTAAGATTGAGAACAAAGACAAGCAAGAGATTGCTGCTACTTTCTTTAAGCGCGCAACTAAAATCTTGAAGCAAGAAGGTATTGAGTTTGATCCAAAGTCTGTTGCTGAGCTAACTACCAAACACTTTCCTGACTATCGCCGAATCCTGAATGAACTACAGAAATACTCTGTGGCGGGTAAGATTGATTCTGGTATTCTTATCAATATGTCAGAAGAGTCTTACAAGACTCTGATTGGATTCTTGAAAGAAAAGAACTTTACTGAAGTTCGTTCTTGGGTTGCCAAGAATTCAGATGCTGATATTACTGGTCTTTTCCGTCAGTTTTATGATACATCTACTACTTACATGGAACCGCCTAGCATTCCACAGATGGTTCTTATCTTGGCTGACTATCAATACAAGGCAGCGTTCGTGGCTGATCAAGAATTGAATATCATGGCTGCTCTTACTGAGATCATGGCTAACTGTAAATTTAAGTGAGATACATATATGGAACTCGTTATTGCTTTTGCTATCGCGTTTGTTTTGGGTTTTGTTTTTGGGTGGGTGCAACGTGAGCGTTATGCTAAGAAAGTTGTGTCATCTATGCTAGATGCCCTTGAAACAGATATGGTAAATACTATCAAAGAAAACACCATTCCGATTAAAATCGAAAAACATGGCGAAGCCCTGTATGTATTTAATTCTGAAAATGATGAGTTTATGGGTCAAGGCATGACTCGTGACGAGTTAGAAAAAGAACTTGCAAAGAGATTCCCTAACAAGAAATTCAATGCAACATCAGAAAACTTAAAAGAAGTAGGATTTATTTAAATGGAAATTAGCACATATCAACAAGGAACAAGAATAGCAACAGTTGAGTCAATCATCACTGGTGACTACCAAGTAGTATTCACTGACACTGTTTCTGGTGAAGAATTGTACGAAACATATCACAGTCTAGACAAAGCTGAAGACGCAGCAGAGAATTGGGTACTTAACGAATGACACCTTTTGACTTTATTAATGCGATTTGTGATAACAAAAGAAATTTATTCGAAGACCCAACAGCTTCAAAGGACTACTTACCTTATATTGTAAACCGAGGATTATCATATTTTCCAGACACCGTCATGTATGCTAATGAGATGAACCGTCTCAGCTTCATCGATAAGGACTGGCAGTTTTTCTTTTTCCTAAATACTATACCTAAGCGCAAGCGATTTAGTAAGTGGGCTAAAAAAGATGCCAGCTCAGAATCCATGCTCTTAGTTAAAGAGTACTTTAAGTACTCTGACGAAAAGGCGAAAGAGGCACTAACTGTCCTTTCAGATGAACAACTTACTATGATAAAAGAAAAATTATATAAAGGTGGAAAATAATGACTATCGAGATGGTTTACTACGATTGGACTCCTGAGTCCATGCTTGAGGTGAGTCTGCCAGAACCAGACAACTTCCTAAAAGTCCGCGAAACTCTTACCAGAATTGGTATCGCTTCCAGAAAAGAGAATAAATTATATCAGTCTTGCCATATCTTACACAAGCAAGGCAGATACTTTATCGTACATTTCAAAGAACTATTTGCATTGGACGGTAAAGAATCGAACATTACCCAAGGTGATGTAGAGCGTAGAAATGCTATTGCTTCATTGCTTCAAGATTGGGATTTATTGAAGATCCTAGATACTAAGAAGTCTGAACAAAAAGCATCTTTGTCTCAAATTAAGGTCGTTTCTTACAAAGAAAAGGATCAATGGGAATTGGTAGCTAAATATAACATAGGAAAGAAAACAAAATGATTAAACTTGAATTGAATCCATCTGACGTAAATACTATTCTTCGCGTATTGGGCAAGCACCCATTTGATGAAGTTGTTGCTCTTATCTTGAAGATCAAGCAACAAGGTGATGCACAGATTGATCAGTTGCGTGCTGAACAAGCAGCTGCTGCACAAACAGAATAATTCTCAGGGATGGGAAGTGGCAGGGGATGCGCCCTACGCCATAAGTTAAAACGCATACTATTTTGTCCCACTACCTTGGGAACGTTGATGCTACGGTCAATGGCGTCCGAGAGATTTCACTGGCATTCGTTAATTGCCGCTGGATAAAGTAACCAGCACTACCACGCTTCGGGTGGTAATTTTATAACCTCGCTTAATAGGAGAAAACATATGAGCAAATCATTCATTCCATCATTCTTTAGTCAAGACGTGTTCAAGGACTTTGACAAGTTCTTCGTCGGTTTCGATGAGCAATTCTCGAAAATGCAAAAATTGCACGACGACGTTACTAAGAATATCCCAAACTATCCTCCATACAACATCCGTAAGGTTGATGATACTCATTACGTAATTGAGATGGCAGTCGCTGGCTTTGGTCAGAACGAGATTGACATCGAGATTGACGGTGGTAAGCTAGTTGTTAAGGGTAATGTAAAAGCAGACGAATCTGAAGACTTTTTATTCAAGGGTATTGCAGCACGTGCATTCACTCGCACTTTTGCGCTAAATGATCAAGTTGAAGTCAAAGACGCTGAACTTTTCAATGGCATGCTTAAGATCGCTCTTGAGCGTCTTATTCCAGAAGCATCTAAGCCAAAGAAAGTGCCAGTAAAGGCTAAAGACGACAAGTCTCTTTTACAAGAGTAATTAAAGGGGCTTATGCCCCTTTTTAATCATGGTACCAAGAAAATTATCGCTGTTAGATAAGACAAAGCTGGTTGTTCACTTGACCAGTTTAGAAGGAGAAGACCGTCGACTTAGATTCGGTGGTGGAGTCTCCGACGATTACATCAAATCATATATTGAAAACTCTTTCAATACTGACTCAAAGTGGTTTGGTATAGATCATATAGACGGACATCTTGTGGCTGCTTGCCACGTTGCTATCGTTAATAACGAAGCTGAATTGGGATGTTCTGTTGATAAGGATTATAGAGGACAAGGATTGGCTCAACACATGTTTGATCGTGCAGTAACATGGTTGAGAACACGTGGTATTACTCATGTGTTTATGCATTGTCTAACTGAGAATCAAGCCATGCGCCACATCGCCAAGAAAAACTCTATGGTAGTTGTCAGTGAATATGGTGAGTCAGATGCCAGAGTTAATATTGAGCCAGCAACTCCATCTACAATAGCAAAAGATGTTTATATGGATCGAGTGGCTTTATATGATATGTACTTTAAAAACAATTTTAGAGTATTTGATTTTTACTGGAGACGTCATACCTAAATACTAGGTATGAGAGCAAAACTATCCCCCAATTTAATTTCCTTTGTTACTGTGCGAAGAGGTAACTGGGTTTTAAAAGTATCTGTTTATAAAAACAAACAGATATTAGTTATGGCTATGCATGGTTTTGATATGGAGAAAATACATCTTAGATTTTTCTTTGATCAACACCAAGCTGTAGATTTTATTGAGAATCTTGTTATAGAGGAATAATTATGAGCGTTAAAGTATTTAAATTGATCAACGGTGAAGAACTAATTTCTGAGATTTTTAATCATTATAGTGACTATATTGAATTAAAGAACCCAGCGAATATTGTAATTCAACAAACATCGAATGGACAAATGGGTGTTGGTATTGCCCCATATATGCCATACGCCAGTGGTAATGTTAAATTATATAAATCAGCTATCGCATCAGAGGCTGAACCTGATCAAAAGATGGTAAATGAATATAACCGTGTATTCGGTTCTGGTATTCAGATCGTCCCTGCTGGCGCAATGCCAAAAATGTAACACTTAGGTATTACTTTTTAGACCCTCCGATAGGAGGGTTTTTGCTTTATAAATCAACAACTTACAAGCCCCTCAAATCTGTGGGGTCATTGCAACTTTTTGTTGTCTTTTATGGTCACCTGCTGTATAATAACTCTATTGTGATTGAGAAAGAAGGTAAATTATGATGAGTTTCGAAGATCGTGTTCTGTCTGTGGTTGGTGAAGTCACTTCTATCCCTGCTTACTTCTTCAATGGTACTCTGTTTCTGGAGACTATTGATTCCAAGATTGCCACGGACGTTTTCTTTTATCTGACTGAGAAGGTCACCGCTGCGATGTCTTTCGGTAAAGCTGGCAGCGAAACTTCTTACGACTTTCTTTAATTTGAAAGAGGACTATATCATGCAAGCAACTATCTACAAAACCAAATCACAAGTTCGTGAAGAAACATCTGAAGCTGTACAGCAATTCCTTGCTCGTGGCGGTCAGATTGAAGTGGTCAAAGCCAAAAAGTCTCGTCGTCGCACCACTCAGAAAATGAGTTCTAAAGCCTCTCGCAGTTTCCAAATTGGCACCAGTGGCTTTGCTGTTGGCTATCCTTCACGCTCGCTATGAAAGCCTTCCAAGAAGTTACCAGTGACTGGGTTGGTGATGTAACCAATCACATCTACTACCTAACTGACGACAAAAGCAAGATGGTGGCATTCTATAATGTCAACACAAAGAAGGTAACTAAGTTTAAAAAACCAATCGGCTTTGACACACGTTACCGTAAATTTAAGGAATTGAAATGAATCTGAATGTCTTTTTTGATGAACTTGCTGCCAACTCTTCTCGTAATTTTAAAATCGAGCAGCTGAATCTTAATAAAGACAATGCAGTTCTTCGTGAAGTGGTTCGTCTGGCTCTAGATCCATTCACGCAATTCTATCAGCGTAAGATTCCAAAGTACACCCCCAACACCACAGCACATGCTGCATCGCTGCAGTCGATGTTGCCTTCGCTTGGTGACTTGTCTGGTCGTGTTGTTACTGGCAATGCAGCTATAGATCGTCTAACTGCTATTCTAGAAGTTGTGTCAGCCGATGATGCAAAGGTTATTGAGCGTATTATTCAAAAGGATTTAAAATGTGGGGTACAAGTATCAACCGCAAACGCAGTGTGGACTGGTTTGGTGCTAGAATATCCAGTAATGTTGTGCAGCCCGTTCGAGCAAAAGTTGGTGGACAAAGTAAAGTTCCCAGCTTACGTCCAACTCAAAATGGACGGGATGCGATTCAACGCCATCGTAAAGGATGGTAAGTGCGAATTCCGTAGTCGTAATGGTAAAGAGATTCAACTGCTTGGTAATTTAGAAAAAGAGTTTATCACCCTAGCTGATAATGAGAATGTTGTGTTTGACGGCGAATTGCTTGTTCGCGATAATGGCGTTATTCTTGATCGCCAAACTGGTAATGGTATTCTAAACAAAGCCAACAAAGGTACGATTAAAGCTGATGAAGCTAGTAAAGTCCAAGCTACCATCTGGGATGTGATTCCATATGAAGACTTTATTGTCGGTAAAGGCACTAGCAAGTATAAGGATCGTTTCGAAACTCTACAAGCCATTAAAATGCCTAAGAAAGTTTCTTTGGTCAAGAGTTGGGAAGTGGATAACTACGAAACTGCAAAGGCTCTGTTCGAAGAAATGCTGCAGCGTGGTGAAGAAGGTATCATCCTCAAAGACATGAATGGTATCTGGGAAGACAAGCGTTCAAAAACTCAGATTAAATTCAAGGGTGAACTAGAGTGCGATCTAAAGATTGTTGGCATCGAAGAAGGCACTGGCAAGTATGCTGGTCTGCTTGGCGCTATCAAATGCGAGTCTTCTGATGGTGTGATTAAGGTTTCTGTTGGCTCTGGTTTTAACGATGACCAACGTAAACAAGGTGCAGAAATTATCGGTAAAATTGCTGCTATTAAGTATAACATGCGTATCAAAAACAAGGCTGGTGAAGAATCTCTTTTCTTGCCTATCGTTCTAGAGATTCGTGATGACAAAGAAGTGGCTGATGCCAGTGGAGATATTAAATGACAAATGAAGAATTCCAGAAACATCTAGAGGAAACTTATCCTAAGATGTTTGCTCGGCAATACGGTGGTGTTGCTGTTGGTGATGGATGGTTGCCTATTATTCAAGTGCTGTGTTCACATATTCAAACACACATTGATTGGCGCAATAAAACTAAAGAAGGTTCTGTCACACAAGTTGTTGTAGAACAGATCAAAGAAAAGTTTGGTGGACTTCGTTTTTATTACCAAGGTGGAGACGATTACATCGATGGATTAGTTTCAATGGCAGAATCTTGGGCGGCACGCACATGCGAAACATGCGGAAACCTTGGTTCGCGTCGCAGTGGTGGATGGGTTAGAACTTTGTGTGATGAACACGAACAAGAATACCAAAACAGAAAGAATAGTTAATGTTTATCTTCGACGTAGAAACGCTGGGTGTCGAATCTAATGCTGTCGTTTTATCGGCAGCATTGATTCATTTTGACCCAGAGCAACAACCAACTTATCAACAATTACTTGACGGAGCGTGTTTCGTTAAGCTAAAATCTAAGGATCAAGTACAGCGTTTGGGTAGAACTGTAACTCTATCAACTCTAGAGTGGTGGCAAAATCAACATGAGTATGTTAGAAAAGTTTCTTTGGATCCAAGTGCCTTTGATCTAACTGCAGAAGAAGCTATCACTGAACTACATAACTATATGAACAAGTTCCCGAATGCCCACAAACAAACTATGTGGGCTCGCGGTTCATTGGATCAACTTGCCATTGATTCTCTTTCAACCAAATGTGGTATGCAAGAGATAACTGGTTATGCTCAGTGGCGAGATATTAGAACTGCAGTGGATATCATGTACGGTTCTACTAATGGATATTGCAGCGTAGAGCATCCTGAATTTGCGCGACATAATGTCATCAAACATCACCCAGTACACGATTGTGCTCTGGATGTTATGATGTTGTTATATGGAAAGCAAGTATGATTGATTGTCTAATCGTTGGTGATAGTATTGCCGTTGGATTGCAGCAGCAACGCCCTGAATGTGTTCTAGTTGGCAAGGGTGGTATTAACACTTGGCAGTTTAATAAAAACTATGCCCACAAAATGCAACCAGCTGAGACAGTTATTATCAGTCTTGGATCGAATGATCACAGCGGTGTTCATACATTTAAAGAACTACTAACTATTCGACAGCGTGCAGAAGGCAAGCGTGTGTTCTGGATTTTACCAGCAGGCAATTTAAAAGCCAGCAATGTAGATATCAAGATCTTACAAGATTGGGTTCAAATTATTGCCAAGAATTTCGGTGACACTGTGTTACCAATTAAAAGAATACAACCTGATGGAATTCATCCAAGCTGGGCAGGTTATAAAGATTTAGCAGAGAAAACTAACTAATGGAATTTTACACATCAGTATATGCCATCGGCGATAAGATTTTCGTTCGAGGCTATGATAAAGGTAGAGCATACAATCGTAAAGTAGACTTTTACCCAACACTCTACGTTACCTCCAAGAGTCAATCTAATTGGAAAACTCTTGAAGGTATCTACGTAGATGAAGTAAAGCCTGGATCGATCAGAGAAACGCGAGATTTTGTCAAGCGTTATGATGGCGTCCAAGGCTTTTCAGTGTTTGGTAATACCAACTACGCATATCAATATATCAGTGACACCTATGAAGGTGATGTCAATTGGGATATGGAATTGCTCAAGGTATTTACCATTGACATTGAAACCAAGACTGAGTCTGGATTCCCAGACATTCGCACAGCCAATGAAGAAGTGTTGTTGATCACGATCAAAGATCTAATCTCTAAACGCATCATCACTTTTGGTATTGGTGCATTCGTTCACAATCGCGATGATGTAGTTTATATCAACTGTCGCGATGAGCAACACTTGCTTAAAGAGTTTATGATCTGGTGGCAACAAAACTATCCAGACATTATTACTGGTTGGAATACTGACTTCTTTGACGTGCCATATTTGGTTCGTCGTATTGCCCGTGAACTTGGTGATACCTTTGCCAATAAAATTAGCCCTTGGGGTATGGTGAATGAGCGTAAGACATTCATCAAAGGTAACGAAGAGATCCACTACGACATCACTGGTATTAGTCAACTTGATTATCTTGAGTTGTATAAAAAGTATACATACTCCAAGCAAGAGTCTTATCGACTGGACTACATCGCTGAGCAAGAATTAGGCGACAAGAAGAAAGAAAACCCAGGAGATACATTCCGAGAGTTTTACACCAACCACTGGCAACAGTTTGTTGAATATAACATCCACGACGTTGAATTGGTTGACCGCATGGAAGACAAGATGCGTCTGATCGAACTGCACTTGACTATGGCTTACAATGCCAAGATCAATCCAGAAGATGTTTACTCTCAAGTTCGTATGTGGGATTCTATCATCTATAACCATTTGCGAACAAAGCGTATTGTTATTCCAGCCAAGTCTTATTCTGGCAAAGACTCTCAATTCGAAGGCGCATTCGTTAAAGATCCGTTGATTGGTTTGCACAAGTGGATGGCATCCTTTGACTTGAACTCACTTTATCCTCACTTGATTATGCAGTACAATATCTCACCAGAGACTTTGACTCATGAGAAGATTCCAGTCACGGTAGAAAAGCTGCTGAACCAAGAAGTTGATACTAGCTATGCACATCGTCGTGATTTGGCTTTAACTGCAAACGGCTGGTGCTATCGTAAAGACATCAAGGGTTTCATGCCTGAGTTGATGGAAAAGATGTACAAGGATCGTTCCAAGTTCAAGAAGCAGATGCTTGGTGTTCAACAAGAGTATGAAAAAGACAAGACTAAAAAGCACTTGTTGAAAGACATCTCACGATTGAATAACTTGCAGATGGCTATGAAGATTGCTCTTAACTCTGCTTACGGTGCCATGGGTAATCAGTATTTCCGTTACTTTGATATTCGTATGGCTGAAGGTATTACAACTTCAGGTCAATTGTCTATTCGTTGGATGGCTAACAAGCTAAACGCATTCATGAACAAGACTATGAAGACTGATGGTAAGGATTACGTTGTTGCGATCGACACTGACTCAATCTACTTGACACTAGAGAATCTAGTCGAAAAGGTTTGTGAGGGTAAAGACACCAATGCCAAGATTAAGTTCATGGACAAAGTTTGCGAAGAAGTTCTTCAGCCGTTCATTGATGACGGTTATCAAGAGTTGGCAAAGTACATGAACGCATATAGCCAGAAGATGGTTATGAAGCGCGAAGTTCTAGCCGACAAAGGTATCTGGACTGCCAAAAAGCGTTATGTTCTAAACGTGCACAACTCTGAAGGTGTTCAATACGCAAAACCCAAGATCAAAGTTATGGGTCTTGAGATGGTCAAGTCTTCAACGCCAGCTGTTATTCGTGATAAGTTAAAAGACTCTATCAATGTTATTCTAGAAGGTGACGAAAAGAAACTACATAAGTATGTTAATGACTTTAGGGAAGTGTTCAATAAGCTGCCTGTTCAGGAGATTGCATTCCCTCGTGGTGTTAATGGTATGAAACAGTACGCTGGTTCTCCAATCTACACTAAGGGTACGCCAATCCACGTTCGTGGTGCCTTACTGTTCAACCACTACTGCAAGCGTTTTGGTATTGATAACAAGTACCAAGCCATTCGTGATGGTGACAAGATCAAGTTTGTTTATGTCAGAAAACCCAATCCATTCCAAGAAGACGTTATCGCATTCACCAGTGAGTTGCCGAAAGAGTTTAATTTGGAATCATACATAGACTATGACCTTCAATTTGAAAAGGTGTTTTTAGATGCTCTTCAAAACGTAATCGAACCAATTGGTTGGAAGACGCAAGAAGAAAGTTCACTGGAAGATTTCTTTGGATAACATTAAGATAATCAAAACTGGGCTCAATGTGTCAAAGATTTTGGCACAGTTGGAGCAACATCCAGAAGACTGGGGAATTCAAACGCGAGTTGATGGCGTCAAGTCCATGCTTACGTATGGATTCCCAGATGTTCAAGCTGGTGTGTTGCAGTTAATTATGGGTGGTATCGAAAACATAGATGACTATGTTGGAGACACCGAATTGTGCATACCAACTCCAGCAATCAAACATCATACTGAAGTTATTGGTTTCGTCAAACGACACTTCAAGAAAGTCAGTCGATGTGGTTTCTTATCACTGCCAGTTGGTGGTGTAGTTGGAACACACATTGACATCGGTGATTATTACCGAACAAAGGATCGCTATCATCTTTCAATTCAAGGAAGATACATATACACTGTGGGAGATGAATCTGTTACAGTAGAGCCTGGAACTTTGCTTTGGTTTAACAATAAATTACCACACGGTGCAAAGAACATTGGTGATAATGTCAGAGTTACATTCGTGTTTGATGTGCCACGTTCTAAGAAAACATAATTGCCTTACAATAAAATATACTGTATAATACTAAAATACTAGGAGAAAATATATGAAAATGTTAAAATTTTACGCCGAATGGTGCCAACCTTGCAAGATGCTGTCACGTGTCATTCAAGAAGCTGGCGACAAGATTGATATCACAATCGAAGACATTGACATCGACCAGAACATGGAAGTCGCCAAACAATATAATGTTCGCGGTGTACCAATGGTAGTTATCGTTGATGACACTGGTACAACTATTCGCTCTCGTTCTGGATATATGAACGAACAAGCTCTACTGACTTTCATTAAAGGTGAATAATGAGTATTCTAGATAAAATCCGAAAGAATTCTACAATCAAAGATACTTCTATCCTATCGGATTCCAAGTTCTTTAAGAAGAAGGATATGATTCCTACTTCAATCCCAGTAATTAACGTCGCTCTGGCTGGTCGCCTTGATGGTGGTCTAACTCCAGGTCTTACTATGTGGGCTGGTCCATCAAAGCACTTTAAGACTGCATTCTCTTTGCTAATGGCAAAAGCCTATCAGGACAAATATGACGATGCTGTTGTTCTCTTTTATGATTCTGAGTTTGGTACTCCTCAGTCTTACTTTGATGCTTTTGGGATTAATACTAAAAGAGTTGTTCATGTTCCTATCACCGACATTGAACAATTGAAGTTTGACTGCATGCAGCAGCTGCAAAACATCGAACGTGGTGAACACATTATCATTATCATTGACTCTATTGGTAACTTGGCTTCTAAGAAAGAAGTTGAAGACGCCCTAGATGGTAAGTCTGTTGCAGACATGAGTCGTGCCAAGCAGTTGAAGTCATTGTTCCGAATGATCACTCCACACTTGACGCTTAAAGACATTCCAATGGTAGTTGTTAACCACACCTACAAAGAAATTGGTTTGTATCCTAAAGACATTGTTGGTGGTGGTACTGGTTCATACTACTCTGCTGATAACATTTATATCCTTGGTCGCCAGCAAGAAAAAGAAGGCACTGAAGTTGTAGGTTACAACTTTATTATCAACGTTGAAAAATCTCGTCATGTTAAAGAAAAATCTAAGATCCCTGTTTCCGTATCTTTTGACGGTGGCATTAGCAAGTGGAGCGGTCTACTTGATCTTGCACTCGAGTCAGGACATGTTGTCAAGCCTAGCAATGGTTGGTATTCAAAGGTAGATTTAGAAACTGGTGTCATTGAAGACAAGAAGTATCGTATCAAGGATACAGATACCAAAGACTTCTGGCTACCTATTTTGCAGCAAAAGTCTTTCTATGATTTTGTGAAGGACAAATACTCTATCGGTACAGTCGATATGGTACAAAGCGAAGACCTTGACAAAGCATTAGAAAACCTAGAATTCGATGAGTGACAAACCTTACATTGTTGTAGAGTCTCGCAAGAGTGGAGTAGAGGCAGTTAAGTTGACCTCTGGTCCATTCTCAGGTATAATTTTCTCTTATGGGAAAGTTTCATTTGAGGAAATCAACGATGGTGTTGATGACACTTGCAAGATGAACTTTGAGTATGATGTACATGAAGATGCTGGCGTCACTTATAAGACCGAAGAATTTGAAATGTACATCGGTGAACTACTGAAATTTATTATTCTCGAAGAATTACAGAATAATAGTATTTCATATACTGGTGGTATTGATGAGAATTGAACAGACGATTCTAGCAAATTTAATTTATGATGAACAGTACTGTCGCAAAGTAATTCCATTCCTTAAGAAGAGTTACTTTGCCGACAGAAAAGAGTCGGTGATCATTTCAGAGATTATCGAATTCTTTAACAAGTATAATAAACCAGCAACCAAAGAAATCTTGTCCATTGAGGTCAGTAACCGTACTGATCTTATTGACAAAGAGTTGGTTGAGATTAACGAAGTAATTGATGGATTAGCACAAGCTCCAATCAACAGTGATTGGTTAGTCACTAACACAGAAAAGTTTTGTAAAGACAAAGCTGTCTATAACGCGATTGTTGATTCAATCAAAATTATTGACGGTAGAGACAAGCAACACACACAAGACGCTATCCCAAGTATCCTTTCAGAAGCGTTGTCTGTTTGTTTTGACAGTCACGTTGGTCACGATTACTTGGGAGATCACGATGCACGTTTTGATTACTACCATCGCGTTGAAGAAAAGATTGCCTTTGACTTAGAGATGTTCAACAAGATCACTAAAGGTGGTCTGTCCAAGAAAACTCTAAACATTGCACTGGCTGGTACTGGTGTTGGTAAATCATTGTTCATGTGTCACGTGGCTGCTGGCTGTTTGACACAAGGACGTAATGTGCTTTACATCACTATGGAAATGGCTGAAGAACGTATCGCTGAACGTATCGATGCCAACTTGTTGAACTTGACAATGGATGAATTGAAGGTTGTTGATAAAGACATCTTTGATAATCGTCTTCAAAAGATTGCCAACAAGACCAAAGGTAAACTGATCATCAAAGAATATCCAACTGCAAGTGCTCATGCTGGTCACTTTAGAGCGCTGTTGGAAGAACTGAAACTCAAACGAGATTTCGCCCCTGATATTATTATGATTGACTACTTGAACATTTGTGCGTCTCAGCGTATGAAGCAAGGTGGTTCTGTAAACTCTTATACATATATCAAGAGCATTGCAGAAGAACTACGTGGATTAGCTGTTGAGTATAATGTTCCGATTCTCTCGGCTACACAAACTACTCGTTCTGGTTATTCCAATTCAGATCCAGGTCTTGAAGATACATCTGAATCGTTTGGTCTACCTGCCACTGCCGACTTTATGTTTGCGTTGGTATCAAACGAAGAGTTAGAAGCCTTGAATCAGATTATCGTCAAGCAATTGAAGAACCGTTATAATGACCCTAGCTTCTATAAACGATTCGTAGTTGGTATCGATCGTTCCAAGATGAAGTTATATGATGTTGAAGAATCTGCACAACAAGGATTGTCAGATTCTGGACAGGAAAAAGATGATGGACCTGTTTTTGATAAAAGCTCTTTTGGTAAACGAATACATAGAGAAGACAATTACGACAGTTTCAAGTTTTAAGGAGAAGATAAATGAGTATAATAGATGAAGGTAGAAATGTTAAAATTATCGTGGCTGATAAAAAGCACGACTGTTCTCATCTTCTGGGTCAGTTTGTAGACGAATCACATTACGATATTCTAGTTGATTATGATGCCGACGTTTACATGCCAGTGAACTGCGACATTGCTCAACAAGCATCTTGCGACACAGACAAAGACTGCTCCAGCTGCCCTAAAGGTACGGATGAAATGCGTATTGCATTTAAGTTCCGTAAGAACTTCTTCTCAAAAGAAGAACAGCTGGCTGCATATGTTGGTCTACGTGAAGCAGCTGTTGAGACTCAAAACCGTGGCATCGCAGCTGGTCCAAGAAAAGACAAGTTGGGTAACAGAGAGTGGGTCACTGAGTATGAGTACGATGTGATTGATTACTTTTCTAATCCCAAAGCCAACATCTTTGGTGAAGACCCGATCGAAGAACTAAAGCGTCAACACGCCAACAAGAAAGAACAGCCTTCTAATAAGAACAATGTTTGGAGTATTCAGGCTGTTAAAAAGGACAATTTCACTTTCGATGATTGGGTTGAGCGTACTCGTAAATTGAGTTTGGATGAACAACGCGCCGAAGCCAAGCGAGTTGTACAGAAATATGTTTGTCAAACAACTTATGCCAACGGTGTGTTCTCTGGTATTGCTGGTTGGTTTGATCGTTATCCACGTATCCCTTACGGTCGCGCAACTTCTTATACTGAAAAGAATCGTGAGAAGTTTGAGATGGCATTCCCATTCCTACAGACTCTTGCCAAAGGTTTTAAGGAGTTGATGCCATGGCGTTACAGTAATCAAATGGAAGCTGCCAAGAAACTTGATCCACAATTCTTGGTTCCAGAAACTCCATTCACTACAATCACTGTTAACAAAACATTCCGTACTGCAGCACACTTTGATGCAGGTGACTTGAACAGTGGTCTTTCTAACTTGTTGGTTCTTTCTAACAACGGCAATTACAAGGGTGGTTATCTAATTGCTCCAGAGTATCGCGTTGCTGTCAATGTACGTCCAGGCGACTTGCTGTTGATCAACAACCACGAAGTTATGCACGGTAACACTCCAATTGAATTGTTGGATGAAGAAGCCGAACGTATTTCACTGGTTTGTTATTTCCGTGAAAAGATGCTTGAACTTGGTTCAAAAGAGTATGAAGACTGCCGTTATGAGTTTGTTGAATCTCGTCGTTTGAACAAAGAGCATGCAGGGCACCGAAACGAAGACGGCTCTGAGCGTCATCTTTGGAATGGTGTTTCTGCTGGTATGTGGGAAAGTCAAGAGTGGTATGACTACTGCGAGAAAAAACTTGGCGCAGAAGTGTTGTTGAAGTATCACCCAGAGTCAGATAAATCTAATTCACTTGAAAGTTTCTTCTAATGTGTGCCGTTATCGGAGCAGTTATACAGAATCCTTCTCTGAAGGATTTTGAATCCTTAAAGCGTGTATTCGTTGAATCAAAGATTCGTGGTTTGCACGCCACTGGTATTTCTTTTATTCCTGCTTGGAATAAAGGTAACCTTGTTACAATCAAAGAAGCGATCCCAGCTGATCAATTCGTTGAGAAACATATGCACAATGACAACTTCAAATCATTCTTGAATGAAGATGGAAACTTGTATATGATTGGACACTGCCGTTATTCAACTAGCGACTTGGAATATAATCAACCGTTGGGTAACGATAATGTTGCTATTGTTCACAATGGTGTTATTACCCAAGAACTGCCAGAAAAGTGGCAAGAGTTGTACGGTTATAAAACTGAAACAAAGAACGACAGTGAATTGGTGCTACACGCAAAAAGTCCACTAGAAGAGTTCAGTAATATGTCCATGGCTGTTTGCCAACTTATTGCATCTACCAAAGAGGTAACTGTTTACCGTAATGGCAAACGACCATTATATTTGACTACAATGACTAATGGTAGTATAATTACTTCTACTGCCGATATTCCGCAACGTGCTGGATTGTTTCTTCCAACTATGGAAGTTCCAATGAATACATACATTAAACTTGATGGCGACTTGAAAATGGAATTGAGCGCAGTCTCTATTAAAAGCGCTGTAGATTATCAACATGATATTCATTAACTCAACTAAAGTTCAACAAATTATTGATTCAAGTCCAGCTGGTAAGAACACCAAGTTCTTATCGGCTGCACATTCATTATGGACTCGCTTTCATAATTATGAAAAGAATCTGCCAATGGCATTCGAAGACAACGGTGAAGTTGTCTCTTTAATCTTTGCCACATTCAATCGAGATGGCTATGCAAACCTGTATGAAATCGTTACAGTTGAAGGTAAAGAAGGAAAAGGATATGCGTCAAAGTGCTGGGACTCTTGGATCAAATATGCAGTTGAAGAACGAAAAGTCCAACGACTTAAAATCTCTTGCACACCAACCTCTGTCAGCTGGCACATACGCAATGGTTTGGTCTTCTGGGCAGTTGATCCAACAGGTTCACTCCGCAGTGACCAACCACTATTCGCTACACGTGACGAGCAAATTGCTTACAGAGACAACGCCATCGTAAATCCACTACAAGCCTTACCCCCACAAAAGGCTCGTGAACAATTCCGTCGCGAAGGTCTAGAGTCTTATACTTGGGGTGACAAAAAGAAAGCAAAGACTCAAGCTGCTATTGATATAGTTGGTAAAGCATGGCTACGAGATGCACTGATGGATCAGCCATCTCTTGAAGACTTTTTAAAATAATGGATTATAGATTAAAACAAAATCGACGTGAAGCCTTTATTCGTTGGTATGCATGGTCGTTAAAGTATGACGACTGCGATCCAGCTGTTTGGGCTACCAACTACATGAACAAGCGATACGAACACAACGATGAACAACGATTGTGGTTGTGTTGGTTATATGGTAACACATACTATCTACCAACAGCTTGGATTCTAATGAATGAGTTTCCTGACTTTGAGTTGGCTACTGTTGATAGAATGGAGCAGTGGAATACTGCTAACTACAAGCGATTAAGATATCAAACTGATACAAAGTGGAACAAAGGTCACTTGCCTGCCATGTTCGAATCGTATCAAAAGTTTATTGGAAAGAAAGATCAACGTGAAACACTCGAATCGTACTACGGAGATAATGAGACGCAAAACTTTGATGCGTTGTGGTCAGTACTTAAAAACAGCTTGCATAAGTTTGGGCGTTACAGCACTTGGTTTTATCTTCAGCACCTTAAACATACTGCTGGTGTGCTTGTTACTCCTACTTCTCTCATGTTGGACGATTATGATGGTTCCCGTTCTCATCGTAATGGATTACTACTTGCCCTTGGCAAGGATGACGATTATGATAGAAAACTCACTGGAAGCGAGTATGGATCTCTTGAAGTACAAGCCAGAGACATTCTGGAAGAAACGCGAAGAAGATTCCCAGAGCTAACAGAGCAAATTGATTTCTTTACCATGGAAACGTGCCTGTGTTCTTTTAAGAAAATCTTTAGAGAAAATCATGGGCGTTATCTTGGTTACTACCTTGATCGCCAAGCTGAAGAGATTATCAAATGCGAAGGCGACGGTTGGCACGGTATTGATTGGAATGTTATGTGGCAAGCCCGTAATGAAACTATTGACTTACGTCTAGATTCCAAGCGTGGTATTGACAAAGAAAAGTTTCCACTGTTCTTGCGTAGTGGCAAGATGGAAAATCTAGATTGGTTGTTTGATGATGAGAAACCTGTTCAAGTTGGTTTAGAAGAATTCTTTTAATGATTGATTGCATTATTATTGCTGCTGGACCAACGTCTCCAGAAACCTATTCTCAGATCCAAAGAAACTTGGGTTCTTACAGAATAGCGTCTGCTCTTGAAAACGCTGGTTATACATCTAGAGTTATTGACTTTACTCAATACTTTACTGTTGATGAAATTATACAAGCATTGAGTGTTCACATCAGTGACAATACATTATGGGTTGGTTTTTCTTCTACCTTTTTCTGGGGAGACCAAACGCTATTCCCACATATGACACCAGCAGATGTAGACAAACTATTTCAATACATCAAGCAGTTTAATGTTCAGTTGATCTACGGTGGTGTTAGATCCTTGTGGGCTTCTGATGATCGCATTGATACATACATCCTAGGATATGCAGACGATGCTATCATTGAATATACAAAGGGTGTGGCAGATGGCTTACAGCAACCAAAGGTTTTTGATTCCAAACAATTCCCAGAGCCAAAGATGGATAACATCAAGACTCATTGGTGGAGAAAAGACTTTTCTATTCTTGATGGAGAGTCTCTGCCGCTAGAGTTGGCACGGGGATGTATCTTCAAATGTAAATTCTGTGGGTATTCTTTGATTGGTAAAAAGAAAGGCACTTACTTAAGAGACATTGAAGAAGTCAGAGATGACTTGATAAAAACTTGGGAAGCAACTGGATGTACCAACTACTACATAACAGATGATACCTTCAATGATGACAACGACAAGATTGAAGCAATACACAAACTGTTCACGTCTCTGCCATTCAAGATTAACTTTTCTTGTTACCTTAGACTAGACTTGTTGAACAAATACCCACATCAAGCTGACTTGCTACAAGAAGCTGGATTGGTAGGAAACTTCTTTGGAGTTGAGACGTTTAACAAACAAAGTGGTATTGCCATTGGTAAAAGTCTAGCGCCGAACAAAGTCAAAGACCGTTTGTATTGGTTGAAAGAAAAGTGGAATGGTAAAGTAAACATAGGTATTGGTTTGATCTATGGATTGCCTTATGACACTGTAGAATATTTCGAAGAGACTAATAAGTGGATTTTGGAAAAAGATAATCCAGTTGATGATATTGGAGTCTATCCACTGGTGTTGTTTAAAAAGAACAAAGGTGACTATGGCTCTGAGTTTAGTTTGAATCCAGAAATCTACGGATATAAGATTGAGGACAATAATTTCTGGACTCTTGAGAGCCAACGGTTAGATTATAATATTGTCTCAAGATACGCCAATGCGATCAATCATGCAAGAGAACCAATGAACAAAGTTTCAGAATTTCAAATCATGACAGTTGCAAATCTAGGAATTAAGATTGACGAAATCTTAAAGTTGAGATATAATGAACTAGAGTCTAAATACAATGTTTCGTCCATCAACAAGATGAAACTCCAACAATACAAGAGAATGATAGGTGTAAGATGTTAATTGATAAATTTGGTATTTCAGATCGAATCGAAGTTAAGCTGATCAAGAACGAAGTCAAGACTAGAAAGATCATTGCCGTTGGTGGAAGTCCAGGTACAGGCAAGACTACGCTATTCCGTAAGTTCATGGAAGGTAAAGAATTTATCGGTACTGAACCTGCTAAGTTAGTGTCTGCTCTCTATAATAAAGAGCATGACTTGTACATCCTTGGTAAGTACGATGAGGGTGAAACATTTGCTGGTACAGATCGCTTGTCCATGGCAGTACAACCACCACTACAAGAGTGGATCGCTTCTAACAACTGTAACATCCTGTTCGAAGGTGACCGAGTCTTCAATCAATCTTTCTTGGAGTTCTGTATGAACTTGCCAAATACTGAGTTGATTGTTGTGTATCTCAAGGCTCCAAAAGAACTACTGGAGCAACGCTACAAGGATCGTGGCTCAGACCAGTCCGAACAATTCCTAAGAGGCAGAGAAACTAAATATAGTAACTTGCTATCAAATTTTGAACTGATGTCCTATATTACTGAGTTTAACAACACTAACTTAGAGGAACAAGCGAAAGTTCTTGCCTTCTTGGAGAATTCTATTAGGTAATGCAAGACCTTTCTAGGTGTTATGAAATTCCTAGAAACAGCTAATTACGATTGGATGAAGTTGTTGAACTTCAAGGAAAGACCTTTTAGGGCTAGACTAATCCCATCTAAAGTTTGGAGAGACCTTGATCTGTATCGAAACGATGCAGCAGGTCTCTCATTTTATTTTAGAAAGTGGAGAACCAGACTAGACTTTTTAAAAGAGCCATCAAAGGCTAAAGTCTATAAAAGTTACATTGCTGTCAGTGGCGAGTACGATCCAGAAAAACGACAGATACTGTTAAACATTCATACCAAACACTTCAACGAATTCATATTCAACCAAGAAACTTGGGATCGTTTTAAGTTCAAGTTGATCCAAACACTAATGCACGAGATCATACACTTTATGCAGTATGATAGAAGATACGATGAATGTAGTGATTATGTAGTTCCTTACAAGCGTGTTGGTAAGGACAAGATAGATTCCGAACGTAGATACCTATCAGAGTTTGACGAGATACAAGCATACGCCCACTGTGTCTATCTGGACTTTAAGGTAAACAGACCCAAGGCTGTTCTAACAGACTTACTGGCTTCTGGTACAACCAGAGGTTCTACTACTCTAAAGTACATCCTAAAGACTTTCAACTACGACCACAGAAATAATGCTGCCATACCCAAGCTGTATCAGCAGATCTACAAGTGGGATAGAAAGTATACCAATTTAGCATGAGTCCTAAATAATTCAGTTATCTGTTGACTTTTGTACAATCTAATGTATAATTTCAACACTGAATTCAAAAGGATTGATATGCTACGATTAAAGAATTTCTTAACAGAAAAAATAGTTCTCAAAGAAGCTGCTTTAAGCAGTTCTGTTTCTTCTGACGACAAAGGCAAGCTGCACGAACTACTGCTTGCAAAACACTTACACCCAGCTGGCACTCTACCAGAACACCACCGTTCTGAGTCTGAGAACGAAGACCACGCTGGTACTCCACAACAAGTACATGACCGTCTTAAAAAGAAGATTGGTGATGCTGCTTATAATGAGATCGATTCCCACTCAAAAGATACTGCCAAAGCGTTGCTAAAGCACTTGACCAAAGAAGGTCATCTTGGTAATGGTGTTAATGTTGGTAATGTGCACTGGACATCAAACCCAGATAAAGCAACAAAGGCTGGCGACCACGAAAAGACTACTGGCATCAAGGACGTTAACTCTAACGCTGACTTGATCATGACGCTACATAAAGATGGCAAGGTTGTTGGTCATCACGGTGTTTCTGCAAAGTACGGTACTAACAAAGAACCAAACTATCGCAATCCAGGTCTTGACTCTCTAGAGAAAACTGCTGGACTATCATCTGGTACACTTAACGGGTTGATGAAAAACCACCATGCCAATATGGAAACTATTGGGTATCATGGTTCTGCCGAAGACCGCCACGCTCAGTGGAAAGTTGACAAGATGGGTATTGACAAGGCTCGTGCCGAGCATGCTCGTTTAACTGGTTTGGTTGCCACAGACAGAAAACTATCTGCCAAAGAAAAGAACTTACACAAGCACCTAGAGATGTTTGTCAACGCTCATGATCAAGCAAAAGACAAAGAGCATTTTGCTCAACACTCAGCAACTCGTGCTTCTCAAGCTGAGGCTTCTGCCCTAGTTGGTAAACAAGCAGTGGCTAAAAAGTTCGCAGAAGCAATCGGTACTAAATCTGATCAAGAATTACGTAAACTTGTAACAGATCACGTTTCTGCTCCAACTCACATTCCGCACACAGTTGCTCACAGCCACGTGCAAAGCGATGGTTCTTCTAAAGCAGTTGTTAAACCTTCAGACAGCATTGCCAGTGAACACCTAAAGAACTACGAGAATCTTCACGTTGTTCACCAAGGTATCTCTGCTGTTATCCGTGGCACTCACAAAGAAACTGGTAAGATTTCTCGTGTTGCAACTATGACAATGAAAGGTTCTTCTGGACCACACAGAGGCGTTGTTGGTACATTTGGTCTAAAGTAATATGAAAACTTTAAAGACATTTGTTCTAGAGCAAAAGAATACACACATGACACACATCGAGGACTTGGTCTTCGATGGTGGAGTTAATGGCACACGTCAAGCCATTAACTTTCTTAGAAATCTAAGAGACATGTTGGCTGGTAATTCAGCTTCTAAGATTACAGCAACTGTCAAGTGGGACGGTGCACCTGCAGTGTTTGCTGGTATTGATCCACGCGACGGTAAATTCTTTATTGCCAAAAAGGGTGTCTTTAACAAAGAGCCAAAGGTCTACAAGACTGCAGCAGAGATTGATGCCGACACAAGTGGCGACCTAGCTGCTAAATTAAAGGTGGCTCTGGCTGAGTTTTCAAAACTTGGTATCAAGTCTGGTGTTTATCAAGGTGACTTGATGTTCACTGATGATACAAAGGTTGAAACTATTGACGGTGAGAAGTATATTACATTCCACCCAAACACTATTTTGTACGCTGTGCCTTTTGAGTCAGAGTTGGGTAGAAAGATAAGATCTGCAAAGATTGGTGTGGTATGGCACACAACGTACACTGGCACTTCGTTTGAAACTATGACTGCTGCGTTTGGTAAAGACATAGCCTCAAAGTTCAATCAAGTATCAACAATCTGGATGGACGATGCCACTTACAAAGACTACTCTGGTACAGCAACATTCACCAAGCAAGAAACTGCCAAGGTAACTGCTATTCTTTCCAACGCTGGTAAATTGTTTAGTGTTATAGACACAGTCGCCCTAAACAAGATGGCTGCTGATGACGAGTTGAATATGTTGATCAATACATACAACAATACCAAAGTTCGTGCAGGTCAAAGAATAACTGATACCCGTGCCCATGTAAAAGGTTTATACGACTGGATCCATGCTCGCTATCAAAAAGACATTGACTCAAAGAAGACTGAAAAGGGTAAGGCTGCAGCCGAAGAAAAGCGCCAGCGTATCGTCAAGTTCTTTGCAGACCATGACCAAAGAAGAATCGCAGAAATCTTCCAATTGTCAACTTTAATAGCTGATGCCAAACAGCTAATAATCTCTAAGATGAACGAAGCTGGTCATATATCCACATTCTTAAAGACATCAAGTGGCTTTAGGGTTACTGGAGTCGAAGGCTTTGTTGCCATTGATCACCTAACTGGTGGCGCTGTTAAGATTGTAGATCGTTTAGAATTCAGTAAAGCTAACTTCTCTCCAGACGTTATTAAAGGTTGGCAGAGATAAGAATTATAAATAGATATAATTACTTTATAGATGGAAAACGATGAAAAACTACAGACAATTAATAAAAGAATTACCGTCAAAATCAGTTGTGTTCGCCTTTGGTAGATTCAATCCACCAACTACAGGACACGAACTTCTAGTCAAGGCAGTTAAGAAACTAGCCACACAGCGTGGTGCCGACCATGCGATCTATGCGTCAAAGTCTCAAGACGCTAAAAAGAATCCATTACCAGTAGATAAAAAGGTTCACTATTTGAACCTTATGTTTCCACGCACACACTTTGTTGCAGCCAACGCTCAAGTTAGAACATTCATCGAAGCTGCAAAAGAACTAAACAAAAAGTACAAGAATCTGATTATGGTTGCTGGCAGTGACCGTATTCCAGAGTACGAGAAACTACTGAACAAGTACAATGGATCTGAATTCCACTTTGATACAATTCAAGTAGTTTCTGCTGGTGAACGAGACCCAGATGCCGATGATGCTTCTGGCATGTCTGCCACTAAAATGCGTTCATTGGCTTCTAAAGGCGACTACGCCACATTCAAGACTGGTCTGCCTTCATCAATGCGTGACATTGATGGCAAGAGACTAATGAACGATATTCGTTCTGGTATGGGTCTTGAAGCGATAAAAGAAAATGTCAAGTTCGATGTAGATTCTCTAAGAGAAAAATATCACAAAGGTCAAATCTATCACATCGGACAGTTTGTTGAGTCTAACAACCAACGCTATGAAATTTTAGACAGAGGTAGCAATTACCTTGTCCTTGCCAATTCTAATGGCGATGTTTCTCGTAAGTGGATCCAAGATGTTACACTTTCAGAAAACCAAATAAAAGAAGATGTCTCTACTGGTTATGCTAAAAAGCAAATCACATTCAAGGGATATACAACTAAAAACTTCGACCAAGCAGAGTCAGCGTCGAAGGCATTCCAAGACACAATCGCTAGATCTGGCGAAAAAGATCCTGTTGCTGTTCTAAATGCTCTAAAGAGCACTGATGCTTATATGGCTATCAATGACCGCCACTTAAAGGGTGAAGAACTAACACAACAAGAAGTACAAGACTGGAATAACTACCACGAGAAAGCTAAAGAATCTCTAGACAGAGTCGGTGAGTTTATGCATCACGAAGATTACTGGCACATGCACCGCCATGAGATTGAAGGCTTCTTAACTAATTACAAAGAAAAAGGTAAGGACGAGATGAACGAAGGACTAACAGACAAGACTTTGAAATCTACAGACAAGATTAAAGTCGCGAGAATGATCGCTACTATTCTCGGCATTGAAACTGCTGAGTCTTCTTCTAATCCAGAGTCATTGGTCAACAATGCTCTACGTAAAGTTAAAACCAAAGCGCTGAATGCAGAAGCTCTTGCAATCTTAGACAAGATGTTAGTGTTGGCTACTGAAGTTGGTATTGACTACGACGCTACCTTAAAACCTAATAAACTAAAAGAAGCAACTGTTGCTAAAGTTGACACTAGCAGCAACTCTAATCTAGCAGGTGATATTATGTCTCCAGCTGATAAGAAAAAACTTGGTCACTCAGTTTCTCATGGTCAAAGCGATACTGTTCGCAAGATGAAGATCAAACATATGAGCGAAAGCCAAACAGACGATTGGAAGAAAATCCAACAAATGGACAAAGGCTCTCTATTGTCTGACAAGCCAGCAGCCAAAAAGCGTTTGGCTTACCTAACAGCTGTACACAATCACCATAGAAAATATGGTAATGATACACTAAAGGTCAAGAAAGAAATTGAAAATCTCAACAGATCTAAACTAGCAGAAGAAAACAGCTGGGCTCACTACGCTCAACTAATGGAAGAAACATCTTGTGACGCTGCTTACGAAAACCAAAAGATAGAAATTTCTACTGCTGGACAACCTGAACAAGACGTTCCAGAAAATGAGATTGACGAGTTGTTGAATCTAATCACAGACGATGATATTGTCAATGATTATGAAGAAGACGAACTTGCAGTTATCGATCCAGACAGCGGTGAAGAATTGGAATTCTCTGTTAACGAACAGGCTATCTTAGAAGTTCTTTCACGCATTGAGCGAATGAAAGCTAAATTCCGTATGCGCAAGACTGAAGCTAAACGCGAACGTGCAGCACAGCTAGCCTTACGTCGTCACTCTAATAATTCTACTATCAACAAACGTGCTCGTAGATTAGCTATCAAAACTATGAAGAAGCGTATCCTTCGTGGTAGAGATATGTCTTCTCTTTCTGTTGGTGAAAAAGAACGCATTGAGCGAATGCTACAGAACCGTAAGGCTATCATTGGAAGAGTTGCAATGAAACTTGTTCCAAGAATTCGCCAACTAGAAAAATCAAGATTGTCTCACGACACATTCACAAAGGCTAACTAATATGCTAAGTTTCAATCAATTCCTAGAAGAAAAATGTGATTGCTGGAAAGGATACAAACGTAAACCTGGAACTGCTCCATGCGCTGAAGGTTCATGTATCAAAGAAGGCTTACAGCAGACTCTACGCAAGGTTGTTCCAGGATATGCCAATCGTGAGATTGATCAAAAGATGGATGCTGGAAAGTTTGGTAAAACTGATGCGGATAAAGATGCTAACTTCCAACGCTATAAAAAGATTCAAGACAAATTGAAAAAAGAAGAAGTTGAACAACAGTTTGATTTGATCGAGCAAGCTGTTGAAGAACTAGCACAAGAACACAACTTAGACGTAGAAGCTATCTGGGAAACTCTAGAAGAAGTTTCTGATCAAGAATTGTTGGAGTATGCAGTTGATGCCAAGGGTCATAAAAGTTCTACTGGTGGCTTAACACAAAAGGGTCGTGATGCATATAATGCCAAAGGCGCTAATCTAAAGGCTCCAGTCACAACTCCACCTTCTAAATTAAACCCAGATAGCAAAGCGGCAAAACGTCGCAAGTCTTTCTGTGCTCGCATGAGCGGTATGGAAGGTCCAATGAAAGACGAAAAGGGTCGTCCAACTCGTAAAGCCTTGGCGCTTAGAAAGTGGAATTGTTAATGGCCAATATACACATTCTTAAAAATACAGAAACCGAAGCTGTACTTAAAATTTACACAACTGAAGCCGCTGGACAAACAGTTGATCTTAGCCTAAGTACTGTACTAACAACACCAACACAAGTATATGTGGCAGGTGCTGGAGATTCTCCAGAAACAGACGGACACTTTGCTCAGTATACTGGATCTCACGTTTATATCACTGGAATATGGTGGGGTCTTAAAAAAGATAAACAACTTGATGTTACTCGTATCGTTAACGGCGGTACTGGTTTAATGCACAATCATTATTATCTAATTAATGCTGGATATTATGATTTTGACCACAATGCGTTTGCAGATAGAATTTATGCTGATAAAGACTTTAGATTGATCTTTGATGGTCCAGGTCATTGTATTTTGAAGTTGCGTAAAATGGGCTGGAAGTCTAAAGTTGAAACTCCAGAGTTCTCTGTTTACGATAATGTCAACGCTGTAGGAAGTTAATATGGACGAATTGAAACTAGCGCTAAAAACACTACTGGCAAATCAGTTTGTCATGTACTTTAAAGCACACTCTTATCACTGGAATGTTGAAGGTATTAACTTTTCACAGTATCATGATTTCTTTGCCGAGATATACTCTGATGTCTATGGCTCTATCGACAAGACAGCAGAATACCTAAGAATCTTAGACGAGTATGCTCCACGTAGTATTTCTGAGATGTATACATACAAGTCTATACCAGAAGATGATGAGGAACCTCAATCGGTTTCTACTATGTTATTGAAGCTGTCTCTTGCAAACGAAGAAGTGCTTAATAACCTAAATAAATTATTCACCACAGCAACAGCAGCGAATGAGCATAGTATAGCAGATTATGCTGCAGCTAGATTAGATTCACATAAAAAACACAAGTGGATGCTTCGCTCCAGTTTAAAGGATTAAAATGAAAACATTTAAAGAAATCGTACAACAAATACAAGAAGGCGAAGTCGAGTCTGCAGACTACAAGGTTTCTGCTTCTGGTAAGAAATATAAAGCACGCCATATTATGTTCGACGCTGACAAGAAAGAAGATGTCAAAGAAGAAATCTTAGATGTGGCTACTACATATAAACGCCTTGCTGTTAAACATTTAAAAGATCTTTCATCTAAGGATTCTACACAAGCACAAAAAGATTATGCGCGAAAAATGAACAAACGTGCGCTTGAGGCATCTAAAATGAATAACCACCCTGATGCTCTTAATCATTATCGTGGTGTATCAGAAGAATTAGATCTTGATGAATCATTTGATCCAAGTGAAATCGCAAGCAACCCAAGAATGTATAGCGCAGATTCTGCAAAGAAAGCATACTACCATAAAAAGGCTTCTGCCAGCGATAAAGAATCTCTTGCGAAACATCTTGATCGTTACCATGGTAATAAAGAATGGCGTAAACCTGTTAAAGAAGAAACTGTAGAAGAAGCGTATGGTCGTCGTGACGATGCATATACTCGCGACTACAAGTCTAGCGTTAGTGGTATGGGCAAGCGTCAATCTCTTGCATATCATCTTGATGGTGGTGCCAACGATGAAGGATGGGATGACCACAAACCTGCCAAGCAAGCTGATCACCCACACGCTGTACACATCAACGGTAAAAAGTGGAAGACTTTTGGTTCTCAATCTCACGCTACTAATGTTGCACGTAAGATCAAAGGTGCAACTGTTCACCGCGAAGAATACGCAACAGAGCAACATGCTCCAGTTGCTCCAACTCTAGATCGTAAGTACATCAAAGGTACTCCAGAACACAAAGCATACAAGGCTACTAAAAAGCCAATTAACGGACACCCAACTAATGTTAAAGAAGAGATGTCTGATGAACAAATGAAAAAACGAGAGGACATCGTAAAAGGTATGAAGAAAAATCTTAGCTCATTTAAAGACAGATACGGTGCTGATGCCAAGTCTGTTATGTATGCAACTGCAACTAAACTTGCCAAAGAAGAACTTAAAGGTGACCAACACAAGTTGGACAAAAATAAGAACGGCAAACTAGACAAGCATGATTTTAAATTGTTGCGTAAAGAAGAGCAAGAAATTACTGAAGCAACAGTAGAAACTAAAAAGTATTCTTGGGGTACTATGAAGACTGTACACCACGGTTCTTCTTTCTCTATTCCGCTACACCCAGAACACCACCAAGCTATCCATGCGTTGAAGGATCAACAAGAACACAAGTTCAAAGATGAAACTGGTCGCCACTGGACTGCCAAGCGTGATGGTGATAATGTTCACTTACACTCTGCCAATGATGGTCCAAAGACTACTATCAAACACAGCGATCTAAAAGAAGAAGTTGAACAGATCGAAGAACGTAACAAAGAAAACGCCATCAAGCGTAAGATGATGGACGCTTCTCGTGGCGCAAAGTACAAGCTAAAGAACTCAGTTCCAGACGCTGATCCAGAACACAAAACTGCACAAGCACATAATAAAGCTATTGGTCGTGCGCTGCGTAATGAAGAAGAAGACTTTGGTGTTGAAGAAAAATTATCATTCTCTGACTTTATGCAAAGCCTAGAAGAAGCTTGGCCAGGTACTCCAGAGTATGAAAAGAAGTTTCCAAAACGTGTTACAGGTCGTGGTTCTCGCCATGATATCGTTGACACTGGAACTGGCGTAAGAGCCACAGCAAGATATAATGACTCAGATGATGAAAGCGGTGAAAGCGAAAAACACGAGAAGACAGAAAAGCGTGGTCGTGGACGTCCAGCTGGATCTAAGTCTGGTGCAAGAACAAATAAATAAATAAAAATCTTTTAAAGGGGAAAACTATGTCTCTATGGACAATGACAGACGAAGCAGCTGGAAAGCCAAAAAACCTTTCTACTGACGAAAAGGCAGTAACATTTGGTGTTGATGCTACAGAAGCAGCAGTAACAGCAAACCGTGCCAAGGGTATCAACACTCCAGGGTGGGTAAAGTATACAACTTATACTGATGCTCAAGGAACTACACGTCACAAATCTGAAGTGCTTGTTGCTTCTGGTTCTATGACTGGCGATACTGGATCAGGTGACGATTCCACTGTTGCAGACGCTTAATAAATAATTATGTAGAAGGGGAGATATACTCCCCTTCATTTTGATAGTAATGGGAATGACAAACGAAAAACTAAATGAGAACAATTTTTTATTGTTCGCCATGCATCACTATGACAACACACAATGTCATTCACTCGAAGAGTTTGAAGAAGATCTTAAACGATTTCTTTATCTCAAGAAACTTATTTCTAGATACAGAGCCAATGGTGAATTAAGAGAGCGACTAATCTTAAATCATATAATTGTGCTGTACAATATTTTTGGAGCAACAACTACCAAGATGTTGTTTTATAAAATAGATAAGTCTAATTGGGATATTCTTGTAACCTTTTTGGTGTACTTGGATAGAATGCCAGAAGCGTTACCAGAATATGGAATAGTTCTTTCTGATATAAAATTAGATGAAAATGTTATTTCCATCTTAAGGAAAATTTAATGAGTAGAATAGTAGACAATCTTATCGCATATAGAATCCTTTCTATGCTAGTAACTCCTTTCAAGGAGACTAAGGCGTATAAGCTAGGTATTGTCGATGAAAAGGGCAACAACCTAAAAAAGACTAGCTCACTTTCTACATCAGAAGAAAAAGAAGCGTACACATACTTACATCGTCTTGTTTTCAACATGAAGAAAATCATCAACAAAGTTGGTGGTGAAAGCAAACTAAAAAGCATTGTTGCTTCTCTTTGGTTAGTCAAAGAATACTACGAAACAAAAGACAGATCTCTTTCATTGATGGAAGACAGATACATTAGAATCTTAGAAGTCGTTAACAACAATGTTGTTCTTGTTGAAGAAGAATTAGCTGTTAGAAAGTTTTTTGAAGATACTCCTGTGAATGCCACAGGCGCTGCCACATCAACAGATCAAGCAGCAATCAAAAAGACTGATGTTAATAAATATAAGAAGTCACTGTTTAAAAGAAAGCCATTAAATGTGGATTCTTGATTTCTTACCTACTTGGGTATTTCACCTAGTACTGATTGCTGGAATCGGTGGACTGTTGGCATCTAAGGTGTTGACATTTGTTCCAATGATATCAGCATACAAGCTACCGCTGCAGGTTATATCTGCTGTTTTGTTGGTTGTTGGTTTGTACATTGAAGGTGGTATTGCCAATCAAGAAAAGTGGGAACTAAGAGTCAAAGAAATGGAAGCTAAAGTAGCCAAGGCTGAAGCCGAGTCTGCTAAAGAGAATACTAAGATTGTTGAAAAAGTCGTTAAACAGCTAGAAGTTGTTAGAGTTCGTGGTGACGACATTATTAAGTATGTTGATAAAGAATTGATTAAGTATGATGACCAGTGTAAAATTCCAAAAGAATTTGTTAAAGTTCATAATGACGCAGCAGAGGCATTGAAATGAGAATTACGTCTCTACTTGTTGCAACACTATTACTTCTGTCTTTCATCCTTGCTGGATGTACGACTGTTGTGCCAGTAAAATCTAAGTTTCCTGAGCCACCTGGAAAGATGTCTCTAGAAAAATGCCCCAACCTTCAAAAGTTACAAGAAGACGCCAAGCTAAGTGATGTGGCGCGAACTGTTACTTTGAACTATACCACATATTATGAGTGTGCTATAAAGTCTGACGCATGGATTGAATGGTATAATGTTCAGAAACACATTTACGAGAATATAAATTGATGGACACAGAAAGAATCGCAAAATTGGAAGCACAAGTCGAAGGTATCAAAGACGACGTCAAAGACCTTAAAGCCGACGTCAAAGAGGTGCACTCTAGAATCACAACTGGTAATCGTGAAATCTTAGATAAGATTGACCAGATGGAAGTTCGTCTTGAGTATAAGATGGGTGCAAATTCAGAAGCGTCAAAGACGCAACATGAACAAATCCAAACCGAGATAAAACAAGACATCAAAAAAATAACAGAACGTGTTGATGTTCTTGAAAGATGGCGTTGGATGATTGTTGGTGGCGCAATTGTTATTGGTTACTTAATTAGCCACCTAGAACTATTCTCTAAGGTAGTTGGCAAATAAATTTGTGTTGCAAGATTACATGATGTATAATATGACTCTACACGTGGAGTTGTCATGTTATACATTGATGCAAAATATGCAAACATCTTAGGCAGTCGTCTAAGAAATTTCAAACAAAAAGATCAGTATCTCTGGAACTACTCTTGTCCAGTTTGCGGAGATAGTTCAAAGAACAAGTTAAAGGCTCGTGGTTACATCTACCGCCAGAAAACCGACTTGTTCGTCAAATGTCACAACTGTGGTTATGGTACCAACATTGGTAACTTAATCAAGTACGTTGACACACAACTTTATGATGAGTATGTCTTGGAACGCTACAAAGGTGGTGCAACAAGATACAATGATCACAAAGAGGTAGCGCCCATGCTACCAACCCCAAAAGAAGAATTACTAGAAGACGACATTCTATCATCGCTCAAGCGTATAGATAAGCTGGATAGTTCACATCCAGCAGTCAAGTATCTTCTGTCAAGAAAGATTCCGATGAAGCATTGGAATCTGCTGTACTTTGCACCGAAATTTAAAAAGTACACAAACACTGTTACCCCAAAATTTGAAGAGCCAATTAAAGAAGACCATCCAAGGATGATCATTCCTTACTTTACTCCAGCAGGTAAATGTTTTGCTTATTCTGCTAGAGCGTATGGAAATGAAGAGCCTAAGTATTATGCCATCAAGATTGATGAACAACAGGAGAAAATTTATGGACTTGATCGGATCGACTATAGTAAACGGATCTACGTGGTTGAAGGACCAATTGATTCGTTGTTCTTACCAAACACCATTGCCGTTTCTGGAGCCAGTTTTGACACCCCTACTATTAGGAGTCTTCTTACTAACGCAACTATTGTGATGGACAATGAGCCCAGAAATAAAGATATCGTTAAACAGTTAAACAAATATATTAAACTTGGTTATAGTGTCTGTATGTTTCCAGATACAATTGAACAAAAAGATATAAATGAGATGATTCTTGGTGGTATGACTCCAGAAGAGATTTTGGATACCATAAATAAAAACACCTACCAAGGAATTGAAGCAACCCTTAGATTTAGTACATGGAAGAAAATATGAAAGTAAAGTTGATTAGTTATTCAAAGCCCTCGCGAGAGATGTATGACCAAGGATTGGTAGACGCACAAGAGTTAATTGCGTTTTGTGCCCGAGTGTCAAATCCATCCAACCAATTTAATATGGAAACGGCAGAAAAGCTGATCAAATATTTGATCAAACACAAACACTGGTCACCTCTAGAGATGGTTAGTGCTTGTCTTGAAATTGAAACTACTCGTGATATCGCTAGACAAATTTTACGTCATCGTTCTTTCTCATTCCAAGAGTTCAGCCAAAGATATGCTGACCCAACACAAGAAATCGGTAAAGCCTTTGTGCTTCGCGAAGCAAGATTTCAAGATACCAAGAATCGTCAGAACAGCGTAGAATTTGATCAAACAGATGAAGCCCAACGTCTTTTGGCAATTGAATGGGAACGTGCACAAAAGCGTGTTCTCTATGCAGTTGAAAAAGAATACAAGTGGGCTATTGAAAACGGCATCGCCAAAGAACAAGCGCGAGCAGTACTGCCAGAAGGACTGACTGTTTCTCGCTTATACATGAATGGTACTCTCCGCAGCTGGATCCACTTTATTGATCTGCGCTCTAGTAATGGTACACAAAAAGAACATATGGAAGTTGCGCGTGAATGTGCACGAGTAATCGCTGAAGCATTCCCAATGGCGACTGACTTTATCAACAATAATTAAAACAAGAGGCAACAAAATATGCAAGATGTCGTGCATGGCATCAAGGTAGACTATTCCCGCGATGGTCTATTTGATGAACTAGGAAAGATTAGATTAAAAGAAAGTTATATGAGAGACGATGAAGTCTCTCCTCAAGAAAGATTCGCATATGTATCAAGTAAGTTTGGAAGCAACCCAGAACACGCTCAACGCTTGTATGAACACAGCAGCAAGCATTGGCTTTCATACTCTACTCCTATCCTTTCATTCGGTCGCAGCAAGCGTGGTTTACCTATCTCATGTTTCCTCAACTTTATCGAAGACACAGCTGAAGGTCTAGTTGATAACTACAGCGAAACAAGCTGGTTGTCTATGATGGGCGGTGGTGTTGGTATCGGTTTTGGTATTCGCTCTGCCAGCGACAAGTCAACAGGTGTTATGCCTCACTTGAAGACTTACGATGCGTCATCGCTGGCGTACAAACAAGGCAGTACCCGTCGCGGTAGTTATGCTGCTTACCTAGATATCTCTCACCCTGATATCATTAGCTTCTTAGAGATGCGTAAGCCCACTGGTGATCAAAACATGCGTTGTTTGAACCTTCACCACGGTATTAACATTCCAGATGCGTTCATGGAAATTATCGAGCGTTGTATGCTCGATCCAGAAGCAGACGATTCTTGGGAATTGGTTGATCCAGCTTCTAAAGAAGTTCGTGAAACAGTTTCTGCCAAAGAACTGTGGCAGCGTATCTTAGAAATGCGCATGCAAACTGGTGAACCATACCTTCACTTTATTGATGAGTCTAACCGTAGACTACCACAGTGGTTGTATGAAAAAGGTCTGCGTGTTCATCAATCAAACTTGTGTTCTGAAATCATTCTACCAACTAACGAAAAGCGCACCGCTGTTTGTTGCTTGTCTTCATTGAACCTTGAATACTATGATGAGTGGAAAAACGATCCTACTTTCCTTCGTGATGTTGCAGAAATGCTTGATAATGTGCTTCAGCATTTTATTGATAATGCACCTACCCAAATCGAACGTGCAAAGTTCTCCGCCATGCGTGAACGATCAATCGGTATCGGTGCGTTGGGTTGGCATGCCTTCTTGCAAAAGAACAGCATCCCATGGGAATCCAGCCTAGCAGTTGGAAAGAACAAACAAATCTTCGCGAGTGTAAGAGGTAAGTTAGATGTTGCGAATAAAGAACTTGGTGCCGAGCGAGGTGAGGCTCCTGATGCAGTTGGTACTGGCAATCGCTTTAGTCATCTTATGGCTATTGCTCCCAATGCTTCTTCTTCCATTCTCATGGGGAATACTTCTCCTAGTATTGAACCTTATCGTGCCAACGCTTATCGCCAAGACACTCTATCGGGTTCTCACCTAAATAAAAACCGATTCCTCGATATCGTTATTAAGGAAGAGGCTAAGAAACATGATGAAGAATGGTACAACGAAGTTTGGCGTTCGATTATTGCGAATGATGGTTCAGTTCAGCACTTGGATTGGATGGACGACTGGAACAAAGATGTTTTCAAGACGTCTATGGAAATTGACCAGCGTTGGGTCGTCCAACATGCCGCAGACAGGCAAGTACATATAGACCAAGCGCAGTCTTTGAACGTGTTCTTTAGACCTGATAGTCATATCAAATATATCCACGCTGTACACTTTATGGCATGGAAGTTAAAGTTAAAGACTATGTACTATTGCCGTAGTGATAAGATCGCTAAAGCAGACAAGGTTTCCAAGCGCATCGAACGTGAAGTGATTAAAGAAATTGACTTGACTGCTATGACTGGTGATGAGTCTGTATGTTTGGCATGTGAAGGGTAATCATGGACGCATACGATATCTGTCATAAAATCCAAAAATACTGGATGGCGCTTGTTCCAAAGAACAGCGGTGAGTTACCAAAATCTAAAGAACCTGTAAAGGTAATTGTGTTAACTGATGATGGATATCGCGAAGTTCGCGGTGTCGTGATAAACGAAGGACGTATAGAACTAATACTGGACAACGAATAATGGTAAAGAAACAACATAACTTAACAGACGAAAGAACGTACTTTAAACCGTTCAACTACCCATGGGCATATGACGCATGGCTCAAACACGAACAAGCACACTGGCTACACACTGAAGTGCCAATGCTTGAGGATGTTAAAGATTGGAAAAAGAAATTAACAAAAGAAGAAAAAGAGTTTTTGACAAACATCTTCCGTTTCTTCACACAAGGCGACATCGACGTTGCTGGTGGTTATGTTAACAACTATCTTCCACATTTTAAGCAACCTGAAGTTCGTATGATGCTATTGGGCTTTGCTGCTCGTGAAGCCTTGCACATTGCTGCTTACTCTCACTTGATTGAAACACTCGGTCTACCAGAAGTGACTTACAGCCAGTTCTTGGAATACCAAGAGATGAGAGACAAACATGACTACGTATTAGAGATCGCTTCTAAGAGTGGTAATGTTACTGATACTGCCACACACATTGCTGTGTTCTCTGCCTTTACTGAAGGTATGCAGTTGTTCTCTTCTTTCATCATGTTACTGAACTTCCCACGTCATGGTATGATGAAGGGTATGGGACAGATTGTCACTTGGTCTATTGTTGATGAAACAATGCATGCCGAGAACATGATCAAGCTGTTCAAGACATATATCAAAGAACATCCAGAAATCTGGAACGATGAACTCAAAGGACGTATCTATAGTATTGCTGAACGTATGGTTGAACTAGAAGACAAGTTTATTGATTTGGCTTATATCACAACTGGCGGATCTATGCGAAACTTAGATAAGGCAGATGTAAAACAATATATCCGTTATATTGCAGATCGCCGTTTAATCACTATGGGATTAAAGGGTATCTTTAAAGTAAAAAAGAATCCTCTACCTTGGGTTGAGGAGATGATTAATGCCCCAGTACACGGTAACTTCTTTGAGAACCGTGTAACAGATTACGCAAAGGGCGCATTGTCTGGCACTTGGGATGATGTTTGGGGTAAGGCTGCTTAATGTTAGAAACTATTTGTGATACAATGGTTGAAGCATACCGTCGCAACTGGATTACTAGCCGCGACGGTAATGTGAGTATTCGCCATCATGACCGTGATCATTTCTATATCACTCCAAGTGGTATCCGCAAGCAAACCATGCAACCTGATCAATTTAAGAAGATCAGCATACATGGTTTGCTGTGGCAAGAAGAACGCTACACTGATATCAGCGCTAACCTAAGACCAAGTGGAGAGATTCCTCTCCACTTTGGTTTGCAGAGAGCTATGGGTCAACACAGTAACGATGTTCGTGTAGTTGTTCATGTGCATCCAACATATTGTATTGCTGCCATGCATGCTGGTATTGACCTAAGTACTATCAGCAGCGCATTCCCAGAACTTAATCGTTACACCAAGGTTGCGCCAAATGTAGGAGACGTGCCGCCAATCAGTCAAGAACTAGCTGATCAATGTTTTGAGAAATTAGAACTAGATGAATATGGAAATATTGCATATGATATCGTTGGCATTAAGGGACATGGAGTAGTTGCTATTGACACTAGCCCATGGCGTGCGTTTGAACACATAGAAAGATTAGAACATATTTGTCAGATTGTTCTAGCTTCTGGAAAGATAAACTGTTAAGTAAAGATAGGAACAAGTAATGCCAACAAGACATTTTGAATGTACAGAATGTGAAGCGCGTGGTAAGATCATCGTCAAAGGTGATGACCACAGACTGGAAGATATTGTCTACTGCCCAGTCTGCTCTGCAGACATTTATGAAGAAGAAGAGTTCGACGAAGAATAACATCACTGGATAAATAGTTCTTTTATGACTATTATCCATAATGTGGCTTTACGAAAACGAACAGATAAATGAACTTCCTTCCGATTGTATTGGTTTTGTATATCTTATTACAAATAATACCAACGGTAGGAAGTACATTGGTAAAAAACTTGCAAAGTTCTCAAGAACTACT